TGAGTTAGAAGCACGTGCACGTACATACTTTGAAAAAATGAGCACAGGTAAATACAAATACGAATTGCCTGAACTAGCTACATGGAACAAAGAATGGTGGCTAACTGATACAATGATGGACAGTTATGCAGGCCGTAAGTTTGTAAAATATACAGGTGGTGCTGGCGATCAAAACGTATTTACAACAGGCTACAGAATGTCTGTAAACGGTTTGTTTATGGCATACCACACAGAATTAGAAAAAGGCACAGATCCAAAAGTAGCATACGAAAAGATATTTATGCACGAAACACAGAACTTTGCACAAGATATAGTGCAGTCTGTAATTACATTAGCTAATGATACGCCTTGGATGATTACTGGTTTTGTTGGTGGTAGCGGTGGAACAATCGCAGTTAGTACAGCAACAGGACAGCTTTGGGCAGCACCAGCAGCACCTTTTGTTGGTATGGGTACAGCGTTTGCATTGCCTGAAGCGTTGCGTGACGTATATCTAAGGGCAATCCTTAATGACGAAGTAAATGACTTTGATGAATTTTTAGATGAGTTTCTTAACACCAAAACGCTGTCAAAATTTTTAAAATACGAATTGGTAGGTGCAGCTACATTTGGTTCAGGCAGACTTGTAAAGGCAGCAGGCGGTAACAGGCTTGCACAGCTATCTGCTGAAATACCAACAATGGTTACCCTATCATCTGTTCTTGAAGGACAAGTGCCAACACGTAAAGATTTTGCACACGCTGCTGTTCTTATGTTTGGTATACACGGTGCGTCACGTAGTATTCCAACAATGATTGAGGTGTACAGAAAATATGGTATGCACCCTAGAGATCAGGTCAAACTTGCAGAAAAACGGTCTGACATCAAAGCAGAATATGAAGATGGTCAAGTGCCTTCAATATTTAGGGAAAGCAATGAATTTATCATTGAGCACCTAGAAAAGAAAACAAACATCAAATTAGTACCTGCACCAAAATTTAGTGCAAACGAAGCTGTCAAAACATCTATTGAAGGTGGTGAAAATGGCAGAGTGCTTGACCGTATTGAGGGTAAAGATGGCACAATTTACTACATTGTTGAAAAGTCTAATGGTGAAAAAGTAAACATTAGAGAAACAGAATTACATAAACAAGAACAGGTGGGTGACGTACAGGTCACTGTAGAAAGCAACGGCAAAATTAAAGTAGCTGAAAAAGTAGAAAAGATAGAAGATGGTCAAAAATCAGGACGTATAGAAAGTGACGTTGCAAAATACGTTGAAAGAACTGAAGCAGACGCACCAAACTTTATTAAAGTAGAAATGCCGAAAGCTGTTTCTGAAATACTTGACGTAGGTAATGGCAGTGCAGTCACGCCACGTACAGTAAAATCAGGCAAAGATGGCAGTATTGGTAACCAAAACTTTGTTCTAAACAGCAAATTCTACCCTAAACTTGTTAAAGAAATAAAAACACAAGCAGATACCGTTCTGCCTAAATTTAAAAATATAAGTGCACAAGTCAAAGATGTGTTTGGTGTAGGTGCTAAAAAAGCATCTAAAGCTGACACGGTTATGGTTGTTACTAAAGACGGTGTTCAGCAAGCCAAAAATGACACAATAGTTTTGCGAAACAAAGACGGATACTATGGTGTCAACAAGCGTATGTTTGACGCTATGAGTAAGTACGAGCAAGACGGTCAAGTTTTAAGTGCTGATATAGCAATGACTAATGGCTATGTGATATTTTTGCCACAAAACGGTTCAAAGCCTATTGGCTACATTAGAGTAGAAAAAGCCAACGGCAAGACAGAACAACAATCAAGAGATTATTACGACAACTACAAAGAACAAAGTAGTAAAAGTTACTATGACAAGCACAGAAGCAGCAAAGGTGGCAACGAATGGGGCATACCTGAAGAACCTGCTGGATCTATGCCTAACAAAAACTTGCATTTTAAAGACCTGTTTAACAATCACAAAGGGCTAGATACCTTTGATCTTGTTGACATGGTTAAGGTATTGATTGAGCAAACGCCTATTGTAAAGAAAATGCCACTTAATCTACGTGGTTACTTCAAAAGCATAGAGGGGCGTGACGGTAAGGTAGACGGTACAAAGCTAGAAGTGGCTGTAAATAAGGCACTAGCAGAAAACCCTAAAGATTTTACTATGACATTGGCACACGAAATAGGCCACCTAATAGACTATTTGCCTGAAGCTACAATGAAAAAAGGCAATATTCTAGGGTCATTGGCAGGGCTAAAGGGCTATATGAACAAGTGGATTGATGGCAAAGCAGATGGTGCGAAGCCACTAAATCCAAAAGAAATAGCTGCAATGAAACTAGAAGCAGAAAATATTGCAGCAAAGAACGCAAAGAAAACAGAAAAAGAAATAGAAGGTCTTGGTGACAAAGAATCAAAAATTACACCTGACACTATTCTACAAATATTTCGTGACCCACAAGCAAGGGAAATTATAGACCCATCTTTCTATGATGCGTTTACAAAATTGTCTGACAGCCTAAAGAAAGAGGTTGTTAAGGATGCTATGAAAGGTCTTATGAGCCATCATATGAAGGCCATAGCAGATAAAATAAATGGCAGAAAACCTGCAAGTGAAGCAACAACGGTAGATGCACAAGTACAATTTGCACGTATGTTTGAAACAGAAATGCAAAATCGTGGCCTTGTAAACAGGGAAATGATTACAAACGAATTGAAGATGTTGTCACAAAGATGGAAACCTTTTGATAGAGCATCAGACCCTAAATATACAGCATATCGTGACAGCCCACGTGAATTGATGGCTGACTTTATGATGGCGTTTTTACTGCGTCCTAACTGGACACGTATCAATGCACCCAAGTCATTCGATTTATTTATGCACCATATGTACAAACGGCCTGAAGTACAGCTTCAATACCTTAAATTGCAGAACGAACTAGCTGCTGGCCCTGAAGCTAGGTCAGGTGCAGTGCATACAAAAGTATCAAATATGTTTGCCGAAAGTGCTGTCAAAATACAAAAGTCGATGGAAAACCAATGGCAGCCTAACAAAACTGATGCGTTACACGCTACATGGATTGACACGTTTGCTTATATTTACAGACGTATTGGTGGCCCAAATCAAAAATGGTTGGGCAATGTTGGCAAGCGTTACATGGATAAAGACGCACTAAACTTAAACTGGCGTATAGAAGATTACAGGTACAGACACACCTATTTGCAAAGGTACGGCACTGATTTTGTAAACAAGATTATCGAACCATTAGCAGCTAAAGGATACAACATACATCAGCTATCTACTATGCTGCTGTATCGTAACCTTATGTATTCACAACAAAGGGCAGGTGTAGCAAACCCATTAGGGCTATGGTCACGAATAAAGGAAATAGGTCTTGATGGTGTAATTAAAGAAAACCAAGTAGAAGGACGTACAGCTAAACAACTGTATGAAAGCTACAAATCACAACACCCTGAACTAGACGTTATGGCAGATAAATTCTTTGCTTTGCGTCAGGAATATATGCGTCCAGTGCTAGAAGAAAGTAAATTCTTTAACAAAGAGGACATGGCAAAAATCCTAGATAACAACGAATACATTACATTTAGTGTAGAAAAACACGTGCTTGCTAGAATTGAAAAGTACGGTGGTTACAAGGTTGCAACACCAGCTATCAGAAAAACAGAAGGTACACTTGGCAATATTGTTGATCCGCTAATGTCCACAATGGAAAAAGATATGTTGTTGTTGACCCAGCTTAAATTAAACAGGCTGAAGTACGACACGATACATTGGATGTTAAAAAACAAAAACTGGTTAGAAAAGTTTGACCGTCCTGATTTTACAAAAGACGTAGTTATACAAAAAGCAACAATTAAAAAAGGCAGTAACAGTGGTGAACCTGAACCAGCACCACAAGGCATGGACATTGTTGATGTAGTCGTAGACGGTAAGGTTAAATATTACTACATGAACAAAACAGCAGCAGAAGCGTTTAAGGCAAATCCATACATTACGTTTGAAGGCATACAGTATTTGTCTGCTTTCAACACTTTTTTCCGTTCTATATTTACTGAATACAATCCCCTGTTTTGGGGCAAGAATATGTTTAGAGATACAGGGCGTGCTGTACGTAATCTGCCAAAGGCTACATACTTAGACATAAAGGGTGGCGGTAAAAACGCTTATCTAAAATACCTAATCAAATCTATCCGTCCAACAATTAAGTCAATCTATGGCAAAATGGAAGGCACTGAACTTACAAGGCAGATGGAAAAGGAAGGTATCTACATTGCACAAATGGAAGGATACAGGGGTAACGCAGGGGAAAAAGCATTACAGCGTATGGTAAGGGATGGCACATTAGACCCATCTAATTACATGGTTGAAAAGATGATGCAAAAGATGTCACCAAAGCAATACGAAACTTTCTATGGCAAAACTATGGGAAGGTTCTTAGATCATTGGGGCAACAACGCTAGATTTTTAGAGCGTATGCACAAAATAGCTGGCTATATGTATTACAAAGACGCAGTAAAGCGTGGCGAAATTAGTGCCAGCAGTAAAGAAATTATGCTGAAGGTACAGGCAGACGTAGGTAGCCCTAGCTTTTTGCGTACAGGCAAACTGCATCCAGTATCTAACAACGTGTTTATTTTCTTTAACGCAATGAAAGAAGGTATACGTGGCGACTATGTGCGTGCAAAAGAAGATCCTGTAAGCGTTCTTGGTAAAATGTTTATGTACAACACAGCACCTAAAGTTATCCAAAAGATGCTAAAATATGGTGTGTATGGTGTAGCAATGCAGCAATTCTACCAAGGCGTTAGTGATTACGATGAGCAAAATTACATTATTATACCATTGGGCTACACCAAAGAAGGCAAGCCAGTGTATTTTAGAATACCACAGGACGAAACTGCACGTGTCATCAATGGCATAATGGGCAAAGCTATTGATGCCTACATGGGTGAAGCAGATCTTACAGACTTTGGTGCAACACTAAGTAGTGACGTAATACCAAGTGTAAACCCTGCCATTGAAATGTTTGGCGATCTAATATCTATGGGTCAGGGTCACAACCCTACAAATGATTTTACAGGCGAATACGCTATTGACCCTACGGTATGGGAAGCAGGTGACAGTAGAACAAAGATAGCAGCGTTTCAATATATGTGGAACACGTATGGTGGTGGTGCACTGTACAGATTTAAGACTGAAAACCCTACAGAGATTGTTAGTGAACTAGAAGAAATCTTTGCGTTTCCTATGGTTGGTACGTTTGCAAATACATTTGTTAAGGTAGGCACACATCCAAGTGTCAACCAATACAAAGATATAAAGAAAGATATGGAACTAAGGGAAAGCAGGCTAACCCTAGACTACAGGGAAGCTATTAACCTAATGCTTAGTGGCAAGAATGATGAGTTTGAACCACGTCACAAAATGGCTTTGATTGAAAAAGCTGACGTTATTAAACGTAACAAACTGCTACAAGCACAGCTAGTAAAATCTACGAAAGGCACAGAATTGCTACAGGTTTTAGCCACAGCACAGACAAAGATAGAGAAACTAGCGGTAATGAAGGCTATATCAGAATATGAGGAAACAAGGTCTGTCTTGATGGAAAACAACCTTGAAATGGCTATACCACAATTTACGGTTGGCGATAACAAAGAAGAAAATTAGTGCAAAGATAATAAAATGATGATAAGGTGTTAGACAAATGACCATTACAACTACGATAATCAAGAATAGTTACAATGGTGACGGAAACCAAGCTGCCTTCCAGTACAATTACAAGGTATTGGATGAAGCTGACATAGAAGTTTTAATAAGGGCAGCAGACGGTACTGAAACCAAAAAGACTATTCAAACACATTATACCGTTTCAGGCGTTGGCGTTGCAAGCGGTGGTAATGTCACGTTTACGGCAGGTAACATACCAATCGTAGGCGAAACTGTTGTATTGCGTAGAGCGACAGCACAAACACAAACATTAGATCTAGTAGAAAACGATCCGTTTAGTGCAGAAAGTATTGAAGCTGCATTAGACAGAACTGTTGCAATCAACCAAGAACTACAGGAACAGGTTGATCGTGCAATAAAACTTTCTCCCACCAACACTATCACTTCCTCCGAATTTACTGTTGACGCTGCTAACAGGGCCAACAGAGTGTTGGCATTTGACCCTGCTGGCGAACTATCTATTGCTCAATCTTTGGGTGATTATCAGGGTAATTGGTCAGCAGGGTATTCTTATAACCAGCGTGACATTGTAAAGGATGCGTCTAACGATAACATCTACTTATGTATTACCGCACACACATCATCAGGTTCAACACCATTATCAGGTAACGCTGACATTGGTAAATGGGCATTAATTGTAGATGCAGTAGCAGCAGCAACAAGTGCACAGGCAGCAGCAGCTAGTCAAGTAGCAGCAGCAGCAAGCGAAGCACAAACAACTATTGATGCAGCAACAGCAGCAACAGAAGCAGGCAACGCATTTAATTCTGCACAAGCTAGTGCACAAAGTGCTAGTGCAGCAAATTCATCAGCAAACACTGCCAGCAGTAAGGCCAACGAAGCAAGTCTAAGTGCCACATCTGCAAGTAATAGTGCTGATGTAGCAACAGCAGCAGCAGTAAGTGCAGCAGCTTCTTCAGGCGGTGGGGTTGTAAAAGTCACCGCAAATGATACAAATGCTAATACATTGCAACAAAAATTGCAGGCAGGTGTTGGCATAAATCTTAGTGTGAAAAACGCTGGTAGTAATGAATTATTAGAGATTGGGTCAGACGCTATCGTCTACGCAATCGCATTGGGGTAAAAACATATGGCAAAAAAGATTATACACAGATATGTGTTCGATGCAGCAAATCGAACTGTGCTAATAAACGAAATTATTGCACAAAAACGATTGCTGACAATTACAAACACTACAGCAAATGAAATCTTATATGCTTTCCCTGACACTGTAAGAGGTGCATCTTCTTACAATATCGACACAACAGCTAAAACTACAACCATTACCCTAGACATTGACACAACAGCAATGGGTGTTTACGCAAACCCCACGCAGACAGGATATTCAGGTAGTGGTACAGATTTACAATTTACCATTGCTAAGAATACTCCAACTAAAAATTATGAGATTACTGTAACAACAACAGGTACAGGCTATGCAGTAGATGAAACAATTATTGTTGCTGGAAGTCAGTTAGGTGGAACATCAGCTAACGATGCTACAGTTACAATTACATCAGTAGATGGTAGCGGTGCTGTTACAGGTGTGTCTATTGCTGGCAAACCTTTGCTTGATGAACTGCAAATATTTATTGAAAAAGACAGCACAGAAATGCGTCCTGACAAGACGTATACTGACCCTGTATCTAAGTTTCGTGTATCACAACCTGAAAACCTAATTGATACAGACTTTGAATATGGATTGCAGTCTACAAAATGGGAAACGCTAGAACTAATACGTAACATTCCAACGTTCTTTAGTCGTAATGGTGACCAAGATCTTGATATTACTGAAATGACTACTGTACAAGACAGTAATCAGATTAGGGTTGTTACGTCAGATCAGCACAACTTAGTACAAGGTAACCCTATTATTGTTATTGGTAGCCGAAACAATAACGCTAATGGTGGCTTTGTTGTTACTAAGATTGTAGACCCAACAACATTTGTATTTACAGCTAAAGCAAACATAGCAACTACAGGTTCTATCAAGGATACTTACACACAAGTATTCCTAGCATCTATTTATCAGGGTACTGAATTTAAACTAGAAAACGTTAATGGCATCACGACTGATGAGGGCAATCCATCAAAACTAACAGTATCTACAGAATACCCATTAGGGTTGAATGAGGGCACGTCCTTCTTCTTAGTTAATTCTGTTGGTCAAAAGATTGTTAATTACACAGCAGGTGCAAGTAATGTTGTACACGAAAACTTTGTAAACATTGGTAACTCTACACAGGGCAACCAGCCTACAGGTGAAACTGGTCATGTGTGGACATACGGTGCGATAGATACGCACAACTATATTCCAAAACACGCACCATCAGAAGGCTGTATTACCAAATGGTTTGTGCAAGGCACAGGGGCAAACAACACAATAACTGTAAACACAGCAGGCGGTGTTGAAACAATTACGTTTGACGATAGCCCACATGGATTTACTGACGGTCAATATGTAGTTTACCTACACGGTGACGGTAATGGTGCAATGGGTGGCCTTACAGACACACGGCCATATTGGGTACGTGTCATAGATGCCAACACAATATACCTAACTCTACAAGGGCCAACAGGTACAGGTAGGGTTAATATTACAAACTACGGTAGCTTTAATGGGCATAGTAGATCTTGCTTTACAACAGCATTTGACCCTGTACAAATCTACACAGGATCATCACAAGAAGAAGTAAGGTTCAACAGCGTTATACCGTTTATTGCTAACAATCCTAATCAAGCATTTATATGTTTCTATTCATATGTCGGTATTAACTCTACATCTTACTTTGTAAATAATTCTGACAACCTAGCTAGTTACAATCAAAACTCATCACAGATTTTATTCCCACGTAATGTACGTGTGGTAAACAACGAAACAATTATGCAGTTTAGTCGTTACCCTAACAGTGGTGCACTAAACATGAGCCGATCATCACATGGTGGTGCTGTGGTTCTTATGGATGTAAACCCCAACGCTAATACAATTTGGTTTCAAAACCACGGACTTTCACAAGGTGATGTAGTTAGATTTGGGTCATCATCATCTAGTGTGCCTAGTGGCATGACAAGAAACGATTACTACAATGTCTATCCTGTAAACGCTAACAGAATTAAATTTTCTGATTATCGTGCTAACGGACAAAACAACCTTACATCACAGGGTGCTACAAGTGCCACGATGGACATTACTGGCTGGTCAGCTATTGACGGTGCAGATTTTATTGACGCAACGCAAACTATAACACCACCAGTAGCGACTATAGATTATTCTGTATCAGTACAAAACAATGGCAGTGCAAATAAATTCTACATTGATGGTATAGAAAGCCCTGTACTAGAATTGACAGAAGGCAACACCTACAGGTTTGACCAATCTGACGGTAGCAATGCTAACCATCCATTTAAGTTTAGCGAAACAGCAGATGGCACACATGGTGGCGGTTCAGAATACACAACCAATGTGGCCTATACAGGTACAGCAGGCACAGATGGCTTGCTAACAATAACAATAGCTAGTGGTGCACCTACGTTATATTACTATTGTGGTGTACACAGTGGAATGGGTGGACAAGCTAATACACCAGTGCCTACATCAACAACACTTGGTCATGGCCTTACAGATGGTGACCCTGTTGTATACTCTAACGAGGGTAACACAACGATTGGTGGACTTACAAACGCAGCAACTTATTATGTTGCAAACGCATCAGAATTTAAAACACAGTTAGCTACTACAGCTACAGGATACACAACACCTGACATTACATTTAGACACTCAACAGGTGGTTCACGAACTACTGGCTACATTTACAGCTATGCTTATGTATGGCGTAACAGTCATGGTTTTGTAACTGGTGACCGTGTTCAGTACACATCTAATACACCAGTACAAGGTTTGCGTAACGGTGCGTTCTATTACATCAGACGTATTGATGCCAACAGATTTTATTTCTACAGGACATTAGCAGGTGCACAATCAGGTTCAAGCTGGCCTGACCGTATCTTGTTTGCACTACCATATTCAGGCACAGGACGTGTAAGAAAGACAACTATTGTTGATCTGACAAGTGCAGGTGCAGGTGCACAGAAGTTTACAGCTAGTGTAGATGGTGCATCAGACAGCGTGTACACACTTAATAATCGTGTAGATGACACTACGTTTGAACTAAATGCAGGTTCACAGATACCTAAACGGTCAATACCATTTGACCCTGACAGTAGTGTATGGATTGAGCAAGACGCTATACGTATTCCTGACCATTATCTACGGACAGGTTTTAACGTTACATACAAAGAAGGTTCATCAGCTACAGGTGGACTTACTACCAACACTACATACTATATTATTAGGGTGTCACAGAATTGGATTAAGTTAGCTGCATCAGAAGATGACGCACTGACAGGCACAGCAATCAGTCTTACATCTAAAGGTGTAGGGCAGGCATCATTTGATACTAACAATATTATTGGTGAGATTGGCGGTCAGGGTACTGCTACACTGGACATTGACAAGACTACGATTGAAGGAACAAACACAAACTTTACATCCTTCTTTAAAACAGGTGATGACATATCATTGTACAAGCCTGAACTGTTTGACCAAAAAACAGTAAACAGTCTTGGTGGTACAACAGATCTAAACACATCAACTAATCACGGTTATTCAACTGGTGACCTTGTTATATTTGAAGCAACATCAGCACCAACTGGTCTTACAAGTGGGTTCTTTTATTATGTAGGCGTTGTCGATGCTAACTCATTAAAGGTATATCCAACACTAGATGACGCTACCAACACTACAAACGGCATAACGTTTAGTGGCACTGGTAACGGCATGACTGTTAGAAAGATTACATCTATAGGTGACACAGTAGTACAAAGAGTACGTGCAGTGCTGTCGCCAAGTAAGATGGAAGTAGAACAAGCAGGCACAGAAACATTAGCAGATGTTAATTATTCTGTTGGTACATCACTTATCCTACGTGCAGATGGCTTTGCATTGCACAGACCATATGACGGTGGTGTAGAACTGATACCGTCTACTAATCCTGATAGTCAGATGATTAGACAGACACGTAAGTATTTCCGTTATCAATCAGGTAAGGGTATACAAGTATCGTTTGCTGTAAACTTTAGCCCAACAACACAGATTGAGCGTATCGAATATGCAACAGGTGGCAGTCAGGCAAGGGTATATACTAAGTTTGCACACAGACTAAGTGCAGGTCTTGAGATTACAATTAAGGATGTAAACCCTGTAAACGGTGTAGATTACTTCAATGGTAAGTTTAGTGTTACTGCAATCTATGACGATTACAGCTTCCACATTACGCTACCAGTTAGCCCACCTAACACAGTCAGCACAGGTGGCTTTGGTTTCTACCATGTAAACGCATGGCAAAACAGTGAACTACGTTGCGGATTGTTTGACGATCAGAACGGTATGTTCTTTGAATACGATGGGCAAAACCTGAAATGTTGCAGACGTAAATCTATCAAGCAGCTTGCAGGTACGTGCACCGTTACATTTGGTGCAGGTATTGTAACAGGTCTTAACACCAAGTTTACATCACAATGTAACGTCAACGATTATATTGTGTTGAAAGGTCAGTCATATCAGATTGCTAAGATTGACAGTGACACAGTTATGTACATTACCCCATCATACAGGGGTCAAACTACAGATGGCGTTGTAGCTACAATAACAGAAACAATCAAAGTCAATCAGTCTGATTGGAACATAGACACAGCAGATGGATTTGGCCCAACAGGTTACGTATTGGATCTTAACAAAATCCAAATGGCCTACATTGATTACTCATGGTATGGTGCAGGTAAGATTAGATTTGGTTTTAAAGACCAAGAAGGTGACGTGCAATACGTACACGCTTTCATACACAACAATTTAGAAACAGAAGCGTATATGCGTTCAGGTAATATGCCTGCACGTTACGACATACAGAACATTGGCACACCTACATACGTGCCAGCCCTAGCACATTGGGGTACATCAGTTATCATGGACGGTACGTTTGACGATGATAAGGCGTACATCTTTACAGCGTCATCAAACGATGTTGCCGTAACAGGTAGTGCTACAGTTACAGTATCAGCTAAGTCAGATTACACAGGGTACTATTACTCATTTGTACAAAACAGACTACGTAGGATTGGTTACTGTCTTGAAAGTAATACAAGCACACAGTACAACCAGCTTACATCAGGTCAGGCAATCAGTGGTGCTAACTTGTCATCAGGTACACGACTACGTAATCCACAAGATAGTCGTATCCAACCGTTTGCACCTTATCTACCTGACGTGTTTAGCTACCAAGGTTTTAACTTTAGCACTGGTGCTACACGAAATCTTATTGTAGTAGACAGACAGCCAACAGGCACAGCAGGTACAAATAGTAACTACACAGTTACATTGTCAGATGCATCAACACCTGTGGTTTATGACATACCGCTAATCTCAATTAGACTAGCACCGTCAGTAGACACTGGTACAATAGGTGCACTTGGTGAACGTGAGATTATCAACCGTATGCAGTTACTACTAAACTCTGTAGGTATTCTTACAACACACACAATCGAAGTAGTGCTTAGACTAAACGGTGCTATCGACAACGCATCATGGGATGCTGTTGAAAACCCATCATTGTCACAGCTTATATTCCACGGTACAGGCGATACGATTGAAGGTGGTGTAAACCTATTTAAGTTTAGAGCAGCAGGCACAACAGGTTCATCAGGCAGAACACAGGCATCAACAGAACAAACACTTGGCGAAGTGGCATCACTTGGTAACAGTATAATGGGCGGTGACAACACCTTCCCTGATGGCCCTGATATTCTAACAGTGGTAGCAAGATTGACTGAAGATCCATCTACAGTTACAGCAAGCAACCCATTGATTGTGAACTCACGTATATCATGGTCAGAAAGTCAGGCGTAATATGGACATTACAATCGCACTGATTATTGGATTTGTTATAGGATGGGTTACAAGCGATAAGCTAGGATATAAATGGACAATCAAAGCCACTGAAATACGTGTTAAAATAAAACAGGCAGTGGCTAAATTGTATGGCAGCAAGAAAACCAATAAGCGTAAGTGAAGATACAGGCGTTGCCTTACCACTCAAGAACTTGATAGGTCTTGTTGGTGCAGTAGCCGTAGCTGTATGGACATACTTTGGTATTGTTGAAAAGCTAAATGAGCACAACACACGCTTAGAAATCATGGAAAAAGATTTAGACCTGAACACTGATTTTAGGATCAAGTGGCCTAGGGGTCTGCTTGGTTCGTTGCCTGCTGATAGCGAACAGTTTATGCTCATAGAGAATGTGCTGAAAACACAGGAAAAGATTAAGTCACAGCTAGAAGATGGTATGCACAACAAAGTAAACATAGAATTTTTGCAGAAGCAGGTAACCAAACTGCAAGAAGATGTAGAGAAACTAAAGGATCAAAACAGGGAAATGAAATATACCAATGGCAACAATTAAAGTAGTCGTGGCATTGCTACTGTTTACAGGAAGCAGCCCTGACGCACCACTTGAATTTACCTACGTAGAAAGTTTTGGTAAGTGTTTAGAAATGAAACGTAAAGCAGAACGCAACAGTCCAAACATTAGATGGTCATGCACAGAAGTAGAAGCTGTGTTAGAACAACATAAGACCACAGGTGATTGGCATATTGTTGAACTCAAGTAGGTATTGCACAAGCAGCCATACGGCCTGCTAAATCCTCACAACGATTTGTAGTTTGCTGATGCCAACGGCTATCCATCATTTGATCTGATGCTTCTACAAAGTCACCTTGTTCTAATGCAGCCCACATCTTTTTGAATTTACCTACACCACCAATGCCTAACTGAAACACCATTTCAATCAACACTTCTTGTGCTGGGTGTGGCAACACTGGCAAGTCATACTTTTCCATAAGGTCACGTGCATTAAGAAAAGACCTGTCAAAGTCTACATCAAACTGTCGTGACAATAGATCTTCACTGTATTCTAAGCCTTCTTCATAGGTGTCATCTTCCGTAATCAAATGCCCATAGCCTATGGTAGCTTTGCCAAGACTGTCTTTATAGATCTTGTTTACAAAACCTTCATGCTTCTTAATTCGTTCCTTCAAGTCAGCCCATTCAGGACGTTCACTTGGCATTGTACCTGCACCATCACTCATGCTTTAGCCTTCTTTCCAAATTTAGGGAAACCCTTTTTCATGTTAGCGTATGCTTCATCTGATATTGTACTATTCTTTTTTGAACGGCTAGTACCAGCAGATTTACGCTTGTTAATATTATAATATAAGCCTTTTTTAGCCATAACTATTCCTTTCCTATTGTTATCATACAGTTATATTATATCAAGCCTTGTTTTTTTGCTATCAAATATCCAACAAACAATACCCCACAGACTATAAGGATAATCAAACCTGCTAGTAGTATCTGTTCTTTTATATCTTCTATGCGTTTAGCCTTGTCTATCTTTTCTTGTTGCCTACGCTTACGTATTTCAGCACGTAGACGTATCAATTCTTGCCACCCTGTCATACCACGTGTAGCAATCACTATCTGTCTTAGCTGATCTTCTAAATCTTCAGCACGTTTCTTTGCAATGAACGTGTCCATAGCTTCTTCATTGACGCTACTGAACAGGCTTGCTTTCTTTTTGTTGTGCTGTTGTTTGGCTTGGTCTATGCCATCCCATAGTTTGCCTATGTCTTTGGCTAGATCTTGTATCTGTCGGCCTGCGGATACGCCTGCCTTGATAGCAGTAAACGCTGCTACGGCTGTAGATAGGGGATCAGGCATGACGCAATCATTTCTTAAACTTTCCCATTGCGTTGATGCCAAACGATCCTGACACTATTGCCAACACAATATACCAAAACATATCAGGTGCTACGCCAAGTAGTGCCCAACCTGTTTCCATATGCGGTGCAGTCCACGGTGTGAAATGTGCGATCAGGATGCCTGTAAAAACTAACGTTAGCCATTCATCTTTCCATGAGGATGTAGATGCATTGACCTGTGCTGTCTTTACTGTCATGTCAGCTTGTATCTTAGCAACATCAATAGTCTTTGCTGCTTCAATCTCTGCTGCACGTATAATCTTTTTCTTTTCTAGGTTGTGTTGAACCGCACCGATAGTCTTATCAACTACCATGTTTACGATAGGGTTCTTAAACAACCCACCAAGCAATCCTAAGATTGGTAACGCCATTAGTCTGTACCCCCCATGAAACCCATAGCGGATGCTACGGCTGCAATAACTGCACCCAAGAGGAATAAGACCTTGACCCCACCACGACCCATAGATACTTGGTGCTTCAATTCTTCAATGTCTTTGGAATTTTTATCTAACTTAGCTTCAATACTATCGAGTTTTAACGCAATAATATTGTTCGACATATCTGTCGATTTGTTTGTACTGCCTTTAGGTCTGCCACGTTGTGCCATAATATCCATCCACGGTTAAGTAGATATTATATTATTTTACAGATTGTTGCAATACTTAGGTTATTTTTCTACGTCTGAAGGTGGGTCTACATCGTCTGTAGGCATGGTAGCAGTAGCGTTATTGTACAGTAACCGTACCTTTTCAAGATAAACTATGGCATCCCACAATTCTTCCTGTGCGTCTACAATCCACACATCAAATGGCTTGTGTGCTTCTTGCATTGTAGTGCCAAAAGAAGCAATCCCATCATTGGCACGTTTGCAGAAACGCTGCAATAATTCATGTGTTAGCGGATCTTCAGTATCAATGATGGGTCTATTGCTCATGTTAAAAACTCACGTTGTTCCAGTGTGTACAGTATTTATTTACAGCACAGTAATGAGCACACCTTGTATCCTCACCCTTACGCAAAACAATAGAACTGCCTTTGCCTTCCTTCATGTTGTTAGCTTCAAGGTATTGTTTTGCATCTTCCATGCTAGGCAACAAACGTACTGCTGATTTTCTGCCATCTTTCATAACAGCATACTGGTCAGGCTTGTGCCATCTTTCTTCAGGACTACACACAGGGGCATCACCATTATGTTTTGCGTCCTGATGTAGTTTGATGCGTGTAGATATGTATGTGTCCTGTTCTTCTTCAGACCACCTACGTATAGGTATCATCACTACTTGTTTACGTGGGTAATTATCAGACGTAAGCACACGCATCTTAGACCAATCACGTAGGATAGCCATGATTGCTAAAGACTTAACACGGTGCTTAACGTCTTTTTGGTTGTGACGCACCAGCCAATCAAGGATGTTTAGCTGTGCTTCCCATTCTGATTTGCCGTTTGTTAGTGCGTCAAGTGCAGACCAAGCTGACGTAACCTTGAAGTCAGTAAGCTGACCGTTGGATGGAAGGTAGTCAAATTGCCCACTAAGTGTCCAGCCATTTGTAATGTCATTGTTTACAAACAGCCTTTGCTCAACAAGATCACCGTCCTGTGCTGCACGCTCTATGATGTGGTGCACTGACTGCCCTAACAGGCTAAATATCCTATCAGATGCATCCTCATCAATCTCATTCCAGTGTTGTTGCGTTAGCATATTGATGCGTGGTGGTTGCAACAACCTAGTAGCTGATATATCGCTACCTGATGCATCATACGGATCGTTTGTGATTGCACGTACAATCGCATCAGGCAGGTTTTGTTCATTAGTTATCTTCATAACGTCCTCTAAAATGGCACATCGTCAGGGTCAACATCAGCAGTAAAGTTTGGTGGCATGGTATCTGAACCATTGTTGCCATCACCCTTGTCTTGCGTGGACACGTTTTCCAACTCTTGTGATTTTAGTATCATGTTTCGTATACCTTCAGGCAGTGCGTTGAACGCATCAGCTTCACCTTTTTGGTATTCATCTACGCTGAAGATTACAGTGCTGTGGTATTGCTGATCTAATTCATCACCCTTTGGCAATGGCATTAGTGTAGCAATCCTTGGCCTACCGTTCTTACCTTCAACTACATTCATCATACAGGGTACGCCAGCTAGTTTTGATATATCAAAGCCTGACTTTTCCTGTTCAGTAAACGCACGACCACGCCATGCAGATAGGTCAGCACCAAGTGTTGCCTTTTCATGCAGCGATAGTGTGTAGAATTTACTGATAATCATGGGTTCGCCATCATCTTTCTTTTCAGCAGGCACTTCCCATTGCAGCATACATTGACGCTTCCATTTGCCTTCACCCTGATATTCATTCCATTGCGTGCCAAGGTCTATGACCCTTACGCAACGTGCTTTGTGTACGCCTACAGATACATCAGGGTAACGACCATCACCTGTGACGCTTGTTGCTATGATTGACATATGTATTCACCTTTTTTCATATTTACTATTTGATGTACCATATTAACAATAGTTAATCTATACGTCAAGCATTATGTTGACAAAAGTTAAGTTAATATGTAATATCATACACATAACATACCATATATAGGCATAGGAAATGGCTGACACATATGAATTAGCAAAGAAGCGTAAAGCTGAAGTCGTAGATAAATACGGTGGCAAAAACCTTGCACGTATGCTGGGTATATCACACCCTGCCGTATCAAAATGGCAGGTCATACCACAACTGCGTGCCTATCAAATAGCAGAACTAGGTGACTATGATCTAGGATACCTGCGACCTGATTTGCAGATTGCCCCATCACGTGTGGGGTAGCCCATAAATCATAGGGTAAAAATGACACGTGGGGTGACGTGTGGTTTATTTATTCTTTAGCTCAACCATGCGTCACCTATAGCATTGCCATAGTATTGCTATAAATAACTAATGGCATTTGATGCCCTTCATCTTCACCTTCACCTTCAACTTCCCCTTCATCCCAAGATAGTGTTGACACACTTAACCTAGTTATGTATATTGAGTTATTAACTAATGTTAAGTGATGGTAGAAACACATGAGAAAAAGTAAACAGGATGAGCAATCCCCTGCGTTCCAGTTTTACGCACAGGATTGGATAAGTGACCCTGACCGTATGGTTTTGTCACTTGAGGAACAGGGTGCATATGTACTGCTGTATTGTTATTGCTGGCGTGCTTACAAAATACCTAATGATGTAGAGGTGTTGGCAAAGATGTGCAGTACCAGTGAACAAGAAATGGAAATCATAATGAAACACATTTCACATTTGTTCACAGAAAAAGATGGGCACTTGATCTGCATACAAGCAGAAGAAGAACGTAAAGAACAAGAAAAGAACCGCAGACGCAGACAGGAAGCAGGCCGTAAGGGTGCTGCTGCACGCTGGGGTGATAAGGATGGGGATGATGGTAGTGTTCAATCCGAATAGTCATTACGCTGTATTCTTACAGGCGTTTGGCAATACGCATAGTTTCCAAACATTTGATGACAAGGGAAAGAACAAGTCACTGGTCAAACAGTTTCATGGCAACATTGAAAGTTTTATTGATGAACTGTCATGGCTAAACAAACGTGGTGCAGGTGTATATTTTACAGTCAATCAGACTGACCTGAAAGGTAGGACAACAGCCAATGTTAATCGTGTGCGGTCTGTCTTTATAGATTTAGACGGTGCACCACTGCCTGATAAGTTTGACCTTGAACCACATTTTATCTTGGAAACATCACCAAAGAAATACCACGTGTATTGGCTGGTGTATGAAATGCCATTGCCTACGTTTACATTGTATCAACAAGCGTTGGCTAAAAAATTTAATAGTGATGACAAAGTAAAAGACCTGCCACGTGTGATGCGTGTTGCTGGTTTTTATCACAACAAACGTGAACCTTATCCAATAAAGATAAGGCACATGACAGATCCAACACCCTATGACATGGATGAAATACGTGACCAGCTTGGCTTGCAAAGGCCACAGCCACGTAGGTTTGTTGCACGTGCACCAGTAACTTTCCAAGGTGCATACGCAGGTAGCAAACCATACGGTGCAAGTGGTGGTGACAGACATGAACAATTAGTACGCATGATTATCAGCATACGTAAGCGTGGTGAAAGTATTGAGTACGCAACAGAAGAAGCAATCAAGTTTGCTGATGCGTGTCAACCACCTGAAAGCAGAAGCGAAGCTGTGTTCCAAGTGCGTGACATTTACAACAGGTATTGATTATGAAACTACGTGATTACCAGCTTATTGCTGTAGAAAAAATTAGACAAAGTTTTCGTAACGGAAACAAAAGAGTGCTGCTTGTTGCACCAACAGGTAGCGGTAAGACTGTGATTGCAAGCCACATGATTAAAATGGCACAGCTAAAGCACAAAGGCAGCTTGTTTGTGGCACATAGGCGTGAACTGGTCATGCAATGCAGCAATAAACTAGCAGATTTTGAAGTAAACCACGGCATTATGATGGCTGGTAAATCTGCAAACAGCATGGCAACCACACAAGTAGCAAGCATACAAACGTTTCATGCACGCAAAGATGGCGATTACTTTATCAAACCAAAGGGTGACCTGATTATGCTGGATGAAGCACACAGGTCTGCATCTAAAACTTTCAAAGATTTGATAGACGATTACCCTGACGCATATGTCATTGGCTTGACTGCTACACCATGCAGGGCTGATGGCAAAGGATTGGGTGCTGTCTATGATGATCTTGTAGAATGTGCATCAATCAAAGAACTGACTGACCAAGGCTACCTTGTACCAAACAATATTGTAGCACCAACTATGCCTGACTTAGAAGGCTTGAAGATTGTAGCTGGTGATTATGAAAAGCGTGGCCTGTCAAAGCGTATGAACCAACCTAAACTTGTGGGTGATTTGGTTACACATTGGAAACGACATGGACAACACAGACCAACCGTTGTGTTTGCTGTTTCGATTGCACATAGCAAGTACATTGCCAACATCTTTAATCAAAACGGCATACCTGCTGGTCACATTGATGGTGATATGCCTGAAATAGAACGTGAACAGGTGTTGAGTGACTTGCACACTGGCAAAATAAAAGTGTTGTCAAACTGTCAAGTGCTCACTGAAGGCTGGGATGAACCAAAGGTATCATGTGTGATACTGGCACGACCAACAAAATCATATGCCATGTATTTGCAAATGGTAGGCCGTAGCTTACGACCATTCACAGGCAAACAGGACACGCTAATCATTGACCATGCTGGTTGTGTGTATGAGCATGGCTTTCCTGAAGATGTGCCTGAATGGGAACTAACAGAAAACAGAATACAATCACCACGACAAAAGAAAAGCGAACCGATTGAGAAACAACCTTGGACGTGTTTGCAATGTGACCATGTTTATAAGCCTGTGCGTGGTGACATATCGTGCCCTGTCTGTGGCTTTACACCAACAAAGAAAGAAAAGCAGGTGCTAATCAAACAAGGCAGGCTTGTTGAGTTAGAAAAAGAAAAGATTACACCACAGCACAAGTTAGATTTTTTGGCACAGCTTATCTATCACGCTAGGCAAAGGGGCTACAAAGAAGGGTGGGCAAGCTGGACATTCAAAGAAAAGTTTGGGCATTTTCCGCATACAAAGCGTGTGATGCCAAAGCCTGTGGGTGATGAGGTCAATGGCTTTCTTCATCATCTGCGTATTAAAAAAGCCAAACGGAAGGTAAACGCATATGAGTGAAGAACAGTTAGAACAGCGTATGCATAGTCTGCGTGAAGTGGGCATGAAACACGCTGAAGCAAAGGAAAAGCTAACCAAACTAGATTACAGCAGGCAGATCTTGCTTGCTACATTGATGAAAGAAAAGCTGGTTGATGATCCTGTTGCAAACAAAACATCAGCAGCACAAGAACGTGAAGCACGTGCTGACAAACGTTACATTGACCACATTGATGCATTGGCACAGGCTACAGGTGAAGAAGCAAAGTGGGCATGGGAAAAAAAGATTGTAGAAATAAACTTTGAACGTTGGAAAACTGATATGATAAATCAAACAATAGAAAAGAAAAAGTATGGTGCGTAACAAGACAACAAAAGAAAAGAAACACATGGATAGCGTGGCAAGGCTGGGATGCATAGCTTGTCGCCTGCTTGGTCATTACGATAGCCCTGCTGAACTGCATCACATCAAGCATCAAACAGGCATGGGCAGGCGTTCATCACACTTTGAAGTTATACCGTTGTGCTACACGCATCATCGTGGTTCGTTTGGCTATCACAACAGCCCTGCTGAATTTGAAGGTAACTACGGCACACAAAAAGAACTGCTGGCAATGACGCTGAAGTGGTTAGCCGTTGATGGATGTAGCTGTGGTTGCACAGAAAAGAAGGGGAAACAGGCTGACCCATTTCCCCCCCTCTATGAGTGATAAGGTAGAAGTTTGGTGGTGACTAGCGAAGGTTACATCACTAATGAAGCCATCTGGTCAGATACAACAACAGTCCTGAACGAGCCTAGCCACCGACCAACACCATAACTACCACTCACAAACTTGTCAAATCTTATCGCTTTTGTAGCAATCCCATGCCCACCATGCAAACCACACGGCAACAAAAAAGACTGCAAGACTGCCGACATATGGCGTAGGTATCATCACCTGTAGCTGCCATATGCCAAACATTAACAACAAAAGACTTACAGACCATTTGAATATAAGCATTTTCATTTTGTTGTGTTCCTATAGTTTTTCCAATCCTGTACGGACTGTTCTAACGCTTTGTTGATAGCTTCATAAACGTGCTGGTCATTGTTCTTCATGTAAATTAGCAAGTCTGCACGCTGTGCAGGGGATAAATCACGCTGTTCATTAGCTATACTTTCTATCCACCTGCGATCAATGACGATCAATTTTTCATTGTGCGTCATGCTCAATTATCCCTTCTTCCTCATCTTTCTTTGCATTAAATGCACCAGCCATACGGTGCACTGCTTCAACGCTAAAACCGCCAACGTTCCATTCTTTTATGTGGTCAAGTGGCAGACCGTCAGTGCCGTTGTACGCATAACCGTTCTTCCAGTTATACAGCGTTGCAATCGTGCCATCTTCAAACTCAAACGACCATTCAACATCAATCTTATTTTCTAAGTCTGTTGGTTGCCATTTGTAATGTGGTTCACCAAACGCTTTAACTATCTCATCATAAGGCATTTCCAATTTGCCTTGCAGGTGTGTGCCTGCTGTCTTTGTTGTTCGTTTCATGTCCTTTCCTTCCAAGTAATGTTTATCTTGTAAGCCAAAGGCCAGCATTGATGCCAGCCTTTCTGCTTTTGTTGGTAACCAAGTGACAAGCTGGCTTGCTAAATTATCAAGCTGTTCATCACTCATGTTGGCAAAATCCCACTGCTTACGCATACCTGTCACCATATGCCCTGTGCCGTGGGTTGCCCACATGACTAGGCTTGATAATCGTGTGACTTATCACACCATCAGCCCATTCATGTTCTTTGTCTATGTACTGCTGCACTATCGTAGGCACAGCAGGCAGCATTGACGGATTGCTAGACCATCCAAACCCATCACAGTCACGACCTTCAGCATAGATGCAAATAAACCCTGCTTCAGCTTTTGCCTTGATGCTGTTCACAAAGCGTTGTTTGCGTGCAAGTGGGTCATCAGACTGCGTGTGTTTGACGTGGTTTTTCATCAAGCGTCTAACTTGGTGTTGCCATGTTGGTTTATTATCCATTATCTGCCCCCCATCATCATAGGCCACCAAAAAATAACAGTGCCACCAAAACCAAGAACCAAGGGCACGAACAGTCCGTTGACGTGTTGAAACCCTGTGACTGCAAGACCCAATGACGCAAGCTGCATCATTAGGCCAAGCACCATCGCAAAAACGGTAGCCATTACGCTACCGCCTTCAAGTTATTAGCCAAGATAAGAAATGCCTTGCTAGGGTCACTGTTTACGTTGCCAACCTGATTTAATATGTTTTGGTCAATCTGTGGCACTTTCTTTACATCTTCCACAGCCCATTCAGCACGCAAATAAGCGTTAATGTGCTTTGATGTTGTCACGCTGTGATATTCGTCAGTTTTAAAAACAGTATCACCGCACTTGCCAGCGACTACAGTTGTATAAGAGAAAAACAATTCAATAGGCTGACCATCTACTGACCAGCTAATGATTGTTTGATTGCTTCCGTATTGTTGTACTTTCATCGTTCTACCTTCCATTTATTGATTAACGTAGGTTAATATTAACACAATATAATTGACTGTCAACCACTTTAGGTTATAATGAGCATATGATTACTAAAACCCTTACAGACAAACAAAAAGCGTTTGTTGAAAACTTTAGTCAGACTGGCAATGCCACACAGTCAGCGATCAAGGCTGGCTACAGTAAAGCCACAGCAGAACAACAAGGCTACAACCTCAAGCAGCAACTATCCCATGAGATAGACACAGAAACAAAAAAGCTACTTGGGTCAGTCGTACCGTTGGCAATCGAAAAGCTAACCAAGCTGGTCAATGATGACAAGATAAGCCCTGCGGTCAGGCTAGGTGCAATCAATAGCATCTTAGACCGTACAGGCTATCAGACTGTTCACAAGGTTGAGGACGTAACCAAGCAGCGAACAGATGAAGAACTGCAAACAGAACTGCAACACCTATTAAATGGGCTGGGGTCTAGTGATAAAGACACACAGCATTAACCCTGTATTGCTACGCTCTATATATAGGGGAACACACAGCACCCCCAATCAGTAGCCCAATCACCCCACGCAAAAACGTTTTCTCCGCACACACACACGCACCACAGCAAAGCAGGGGCACACGGCCTGCGGTCTTGTCAAAAGGATAGGGGCAGGGGTGGTGCATTACACATAGCCGCAGCAAATGTGCAGCCCACGCAACGCAGGCGACACGCACAGAAATAATTTGCCCCCACGACAGCAGAAATCGACCCCCCACCCCCCCAAAACGCTTTGGCCTGTATAATACAATGGGTCTTTCCACACAGCGGAGGGGATATTTTAGTATTAACATAGGTTAATAAAGTAAAACAAATAGACTAAGGTTAATTTATAGTATATATTGCTAATATGGGCGACAAAGCATGGAAACAGCGTGAAAGAAAGGTTGCTGCATTTTTTGGGGGGCAGCGAACACCCCTATCAGGTGGCAACGGCAAGATAACTAGGGCAGATGTTATACATCCTGACCTGTTTATAGAGTGTAAGTTACGCAAAAAGCACAGTGTTGTAACATTGTGGGATGAAACAAAAGAATTAGCTGACAAAGAAGGTAAGACACCTATCATTGCCTTATGTGAAGCAAATCGCAAAGGGCACTGGATTATGTGCCACAGTGATGATCTACAGAAATTGTTACAAAATGTTACGAAGGATGTGACGTGAGTGCGTTAGAACAAGCAGTAGAGATTGCAAGAGAGTTAGAGCGTAGGCGTGCTACTAACCAGTTAAAACATTACAAGCCATACCCATACCAAGTTAAGTTTCATAACACCGTAGCACAACAAAGGTTGCTTATGGCAGGTAACCGTGTAGGTAAATCTTGGTCAGGGGCTATGGAACTAGCCATACATTTGACAGGTTTGTATCCTGATTGGTGGGAAGGCAAACGTTTTACTAGACCTATAAGGGCATGGGCTGGTGGTGCGTCTAACGAAACAACACGTGATATTTGTCAAAAAGAATTGTTGGGGCAACCTGACGATCCTAGTGCTAGGGGCACAGGGTCAATACCGTTAAATCTTATAGGTGACACAGTGCGAAAAGCAGGTGTGCCTAATGCATTGAATAGCTGTGTGGTCAGACACACAACAGGTGGATATAGCCGACTTGCTTTCAAAGCCTACGAAATGGGTAAAGAAAAGTGGATGGGCGAAAGTTTGGACGTTATATGGCTAGATGAAGAACCGCCAGCACAGATTTACACACAATCGCTAACACGTACTGCTGACAGGGGTGGTATTGTGTATATGACGTTTACACCTGAAAACGGTATGACGGAAACTGTAGCACAATACATCAATGACATACGTGATGGGCAGGCATTAGTACAAGCTACATGGGATGATGCCCCACATATGACAAAAAAAGTTAGAGATCAGATACTAGCAGCGTTACCACCACATGAACGTAAGATGCGTGAACAAGGCATACCACAGTTAGGTAGTGGCCTTGTGTTTCCTATGGCAGAAGCAGACATGATTTGTGACCCTATAGAGATACCTAGTCATTGGCCTAGGATATGTGGTCTTGATTTTGGATGGGATCACCCAACAGCAGCAGCATGGATTGCATGGGATAGGGATACAGACTGTATTTACTTGTATGACACGTATTCTATGCGTCAAGAAGCTGTGCCTATTCATGCAAGTGCTATAAAGGCACGTGGCAACTACATACCTGTAATATGGCCTATGGATGGTAGGCAAGCTGACAAAGGGTCAGGTAAATCACTAACAGAACAATACAGGTCTGAAGGTGTAAACATGACACGTGAGCATTTTACAAACCCACCACAACAAGGACAAAAAGAAAATACAGGTGGTATTAGTGTAGAAGCTGGGATAATGGATATGTATACAAGGTTTCAGACTAATAGATTGAAAATTTTTAATAATCAAAGTAAAGTGTTAGAAGAATTACGAATGTATCATAGAAAAGACGGTAAGATCGTAGCACAACATGACGATATTATTAGTGCTTTTCGTTACGCAGTAATGAGCGTTCGTAAAGCTAGGGTAAAAAATTATGAGCCAATGCAATACTCTAGCGACAATGAGTTTAGTGTTTTTGCATAGGTTCAGGAAAGGTAAATTATGGGTGGCGTAGCTAAGATAATTAGAAAAGTAGCATCACCGATTGTTAGGGCTATTGCACCAAAACCAAAAGTGCAAGCTGCTGTGCAAAAAGTACAGACGCAAGCTAAGTCGGTAAAAAGCGGTGCAGTAGATAAAGCAAAAGGTGCATTGGCAAGTGCTACAGGTAGCGGTGGTAGCTTGTATGGATCTAACATGAACATGACAGGTTCAACAGGTGTTGAAGAAGAAGCAAACACTGCAAAGACTGCATTAGGCGGTGGCCTAGATATGGCTGAAGCAGGTGCACCAAAAAAGAAAAAAAATAAGGACGCTAAAACTGCAATGGGTGCAGCGTAGATAAATGATAGTAGCAAATACAAATGATGATATAAGACAGGTAGCATACGATTTTATTGCACCTAGGGCATATATCGCTAGAGATATGTGTCACACAGATCGTCATATAATGTTTGCTGAAGAAGAAGCACCTAATGAACCGTTAGGTGTATTATTATTTTCTGACTACGATGGGCACAATATTCATGTCCATCTTGCACTAGATGATCCTAGAGTTTGTCAACGTAGATATATAAAACTGATGTTTGATTACGCTTTTAATCAATGCAAGTGTAACAGAATGACAGCGATTTGTGTACATGGGTACGAAAGAAATGAAAGATTGCTGGCAGGTGTTGGATTTGTAAAAGAAGGTGTAATACGACAGGTGTTGTATGACGATAAAACAGACAAGTGGTTGGATGGGTCACTTTATGGAATGTTAAAAGGGGAATGTCGATGGGTATGAAACGTGCACCACAGATGCCCCCACCTGTAGAACAATCTGTTGTTGACAGAACTGCTGAAAAGGAAGCAAAGCTAGAGAAAGAAAAAGGCAAAATGCTTGCTACTAAGAAGAAGGGTCAATACGGAACTGTGCTTACATCAGGTATGGGCGTAGAAGATGAAGCTGATACAGCGAAAACTGCCCTAGGGGGTACGTTATCGTGAATGAAAAATTTGATTACATAAAAAAACGCTATGAAGCCATGAAAACCCAACGTGGTACATGGGAAGATCACTGGCAAGAAATTTTGGATTACGTTATGCCACGTAAGGCAGACGTTATTACATTGAGGACAAAAGGTGAAAAGCGTACAGAAATATTATTTGACAGCACAGCGATACAAGCAAACACGTTATTAGCAGCATCTTTGCAAGGAACATTAACATCACCATCCCTTCCTTGGTTCTCTATTAAGTTACGTGACAAAGAACTAAATGAGAATGAAGAAGTAGCACGTTTCTTAGAAGATACTGCACGTAGGATGTATGATGCGTTTAACGACAGTAACTTTAATACTGAAGTGCATGAAATGTATCTTGACCTAACATCAATAGGTACAGGCTGTCTGTTTGTAGAAGAAAGCAAAAAAGGATTTGAGCAAGATGGTGTACATTTTAACACTTTACATTGTGCAGAGTTTTTCATCCAAGAAAACATTAACGGATATGTAGACACTGTATATAGACGCTACAAACTAAGTGCACGTCAGGCAGTACAAGAGTTTGGTCAAGACAGTGTTGGCGAAAAAATTACAGAAGCCCTAAAGAAAAAACCTGAACAGCAATTTACATTTATACACGCTGTAGAACCTACAGAAGATTACATCAGAGCACACGGCAAACAGGAAGGTATGACACAGCTACCTTTCCATAGCTGTCATGTGTGTGAAGAAGATAAAATGGTTCTACGTACAGGTGGGTATAATGAGTTTCCATACCTTGTTCCAAGGTGGTCAAAAGCAACAGGTGAAATATATGGGCGGTCACCGTCATATAATGCATTGCCTGACATCAAAACACTTAACAAAGCAGTCGAAATTGGTCTTAAAGCGTGGGCGAAAGCCATTGACCCCCCACTTTTGGTACAGGATGACGGTGTTATTGGGCGAGTGAGAACCACCCCAGCAGGTATAACAGTTATTAGAAACGATGGTGCAATCAAACCATTGCAGGTTGGTAGCAACTGGCAGATTACAGATTTAAAAGAAGGCCAGCTACGTACAGCAATACGTCAAGCGTACTACAGTGACCAGCTACAACTGCAAGAAGGCCCACAGATGACTGCAACAGAAGTACAAGTAAGGTACGAACTGATGCAAAGACTGCTTGGCCCAACGCTAGGACGTTTCCAATCAGAATTTTTGAACCCATTAATTGAACGTATGTTTGGTATTATGCTGCGTGCAGAAGCATTGATGCCGTTGCCTGAAATTATACAGGGTGCAAAAATAGATATTGAGTATGTTGGCCCATTAGCAAGGTCACAGCGTATGGAAGAAGCTACAGCTATCGACAAGCTATATCAGCTTGCAATGATGGTAGGGCAGATAGATCCAGCCGTAATGCAAAATATCAACCACGATGCAGCTATTAGATTGCGTGCAGACTTACTTGGCGTGCCTAAAACAATTATGCGTGGTGTTGATGAAGTAGAAGAAATGCGTGAAGCTGCTGCACAAGCACAAGCACAGCAAGCAGAAATGGCTGCACAAATGCAGGCTGCTGATATGGGCAAAACACAGGCAGAAACAGCTAAGATTGTATCTGACCCTGATACGCAAGGCGTAATGGGTGAAGCACAAGTCGAAGCAGAAAGGCAGATGGCAGAATAATGGGTTGGGATATTAACGCAGATCTGATTGATGCCATAAACAACACATCATGGGTAGATGGCATAGGCACTATTGTAGTCTTGCTATTAGCTTATGCTGGATACAAATGGATAAAAAATAAATTCAAATGAGTGACGCAGAACAATTAAATAAAGAACATACACAACTTGCTACAGATTATTTAGTAACCTTTAGCACCCCTGAAGGGGAACGTGTACTACAGGATTTGCAAGCTGCATATGGCGACAGGATTAGTTTTAGCAGTGATCCATACGCTACAGCTTACAAAGAAGGGCAGCGTAGTGTCTTACTACGTATTAACAATCTGCTAAAAGAACGAAAGGACGAAGGGTAATTATATGTCAGAACAAGAACAGGCCGTTCAAACCGAACAGGCAACCGTAGAAGCTAATACAATTCTAGGGTCTGAAGGTGGTAGCGATAACCTATCAAGCGATTGGAAATCACAACTTCCTGACGATCTAGCGAATGACCCTACGCTTCAAAACTTTAAATCACCAGCAGACTTGGCAAAGACTGTCGTGCACCAGCAGAAACAGCTTGGTAGCCGTATTCCTATGCCAAAGAACGATGAGGAACGTAGCGAACTTTACAGTAAGCTAGGCAGACCTGATGACGCTGGTGGATATGAAATTAACATTCAAGATGGTATGGAAAGCTATTTTGGTGAAGCAGATCTAAATGAGTTTAGAAATGTTGCACATCAGCTTGGATTGTCACAAGAGCAAGTGTCAGGATTGATTGAGTACCAGCACAAAGCTATTGGCAACACAATCGAAAATGAACCATCAATGTTACGTGCACAGGCTGATGATACTATCGCCAGCATGAAACAAGAATGGGGATACGACTACGATAAAAATATGCGTGCAGCAAAACGTGCAATGCAGGTTTATGGTGATGAAGAAATTATGAACCTTGTTAATAACACAAGTGCAGGCAATGACCCTGCTGTTATTAGAATGTTTGCCAAAATTGGTGAAACTATTACAGAAGATATGGCACAAAACACGCAAAATAATAGTCTTGCAGTATCACCATTGGATGCAAAACAAGAGATTGAAAGCATATTTGCTAATCCAAAACACGCCTATTTCGATCAGTCAAATCCTGAACATAAATCGGCAGTGGCAAGGATGCAGCAGTTACATGAAAAAGCATATGGCAATTAAAAAAAAATATGCTATAGTAATGGTACAGCTATAGCCCCGTAATGGATAAGCAAACGCTGTGGGGGTGATCCCTTAAAATCCGCAATGGGTGGTGCGTTACCGCCAAGGTTTCCCAGCAATGGACAAAAACCGTGAAAATGTAAACTTAAACGAAAGAGAGGTGTACTATGTCAGTACAGATCACAACTGCTTTTGTAGAACAATACAAAAGTAATGTGTTCCACCTTGCCCAACAAAAGGGAAGTCGTCTAAGAGATTGCGTTAGATCCGAAACGGTAAATGGGAAATCGCATTTCTTTGAACGAATTGGTAGCACTGCTGCATTGAAGCGTACTTCAAGGCACAGCGATACACCAAGAGTGGATACACCACACAGCAGGCGAAAAGTATCAATGGATGATTATGATTGGGCAGATCTAATCGACCAAGAAGATAAGGTTCGTATGCTTATCAGCCCACAGTCCGAATATGCACAAGCTGGTGCATGGGCTATGGGGCGTGCAATGGATGATGCACTTATCGCAGCAGCTACAGGAAACGCCTTTGGTGGCGTTGCAGGTGGCACTACGGTAGCACTACCAGCAGGGCAAAAGATTGCTCATGGCAGTGCAGGGCTAACATTGGAAAAGTTAATTGCAGCCAAAGAACTATTGGATGCTAATGACACTGATCCTGATGAGCCACGTTACATCGTTGCAACATCAAAACAAATGTCAAACTTGCTTGCACTTGAAAAGGTAACGTCAGCCGATTATGCGACTGTCAAAGCCTTAGTCCAAGGCCAAATCGACAGCTACTTAGGTTTTACCTTCAAGCGAACCGAAAGGCTTACACAGGACGGCAATGGCAACAGACAAGTTTTGGCTTTCTGTCAATCAGCATTAGGGCTTGCTATCGGTGCAGACATCACAACAAAGATTTCTGAACGAGCAGACAAGAACTATGCAACACAAGTATTTCTATCAATGACCATCGGTGCTACACGTGTAGAGGATGAGAAAATGGTAGAAGTAGCGTGTACAGAGTAAGGGGGGTTTAACTATGGCAACTGTATATTCGACACAGAAAACACAGTGGTTTAGCAATAATCCCACTGAAAGAACTAAAACCAACGAATTTGCTGGTAGGGTTCGTGTAGCATACGGTGAGTATGAAGCATCATCATTAGCGTCAGGTGACGTTATTGAAATGTTTAACTTGCCAAGTGGTGCAAGAATTATATCAGGCAAATTGTGCCATGATGCACTTGGTGGTTCAACAACACTTAGCGTAGGTTACGCAGCACACACTGATAGTGCTGGTTCAGCCGTTTCAGCAGCAGCAGCAGGTTTCAAAGCAGCAGCAGCTTCTACAGGTGCACAATGTGTAGATGTAGCAGCAACACTAGCTTTGCTTAATGGATCTGAAGTTAATGCAAATCAAAACGGTATGCCAGTTACAGTCACTATGGGCGGTGCAGCAGGTACAGGTACAATTACACTGACGATGCTGTATGTGACCGACTAACAAAAGTTAGGTAGGGGGGTCAATCCGAAACACCCCCCTATCTATTTAGGTAGGTTAAAGTATGGCAACAGATGTATCTATATGTAGTAACGCATTACGAAGGCTTGGCGACCAAGCTATCACATCACTAACAGACGATAGTGAACGTGCTAGATTATGTAATGCTTTTTATGAAGATGCACGTGATGCCTGTCTGCGATCTTACCCTTGGAACTTTGCTATCAACAGAGCAAGTTTAGCGAAACTTACAACTGCACCTGCATACGGTTTTGCTAACCAATTCTCACTGCCAAACAGTCCTTATTGTCTGCGTGTTCTTAGCATGGAATTTGCGGATAGTATCTTCAAGATTGAAAATGATCCCACAAATGGACGTGTGCTTCTATCTAATGAAGATAGTGCAAACATACTGTTTATTGGACGTATAACAAATACAACATTGTTTGACACGATGTTCGTTGACGTACTAACAGCAAAGTTAGCCCTAGATCTTGCTTATCCTGTTACTGGTAGTGTTCAACTGCAAGGACAAATGGAAAAGCTGTATAAGGCTAAACTTTCTGAAGCACGTAGTGTTGACGGACAAGAAGGGGTCATGGATGACCTTGTGTCTAACACATTCACGGACTTTAGGAAGTAAATGGCAAGAGTACATCCATTTCAAACAAACTTTACCGCAGGTGAACTAACACCAAAGTTAGCAGGTCAGACTGATTTTAAAAAATATCAGAATGGTGTAGCTGAACTGCAAAACATGACCGTGTTTCCGCAAGGTGGTGTAAAGCGTAGATATGGCAGTAGATACGTAGCAGAAGTCAAAAACAGCAATTCAGCGTGCAGATTGATACCGTTTGAGTTTAATACGACACAAGCGTATATCCTAGAATTTGGCAATCAATACATAAGATTTTATAAAGATGGGGGTCAGATTACAGAAACCCCTAAGAATATTACGGCAGTTACACAGGCAAACCCTGCACAAGTAACAATATCTAGTCATGGTTATTCTACAGGCGATGACGTATGGATATATAGTGTTGCAGGAATGTCACGCTTAAATGGTAGGCGTTACAGGATTACTAAAGTAGATAACAACAATTTTACACTAGATGGTGAAGATACCACTAACTTTCCAGCGTATACATCAGGCGGTACAGCAGAACGTGTATACGAAATATCTACTACTATAACGTCTGCACAGCTATATGAGATACAATTTACGCAGTCTGCTGACATCATGTACATTGTGCATGAGGATTTTCCCCTTAAAAAGTTAGCACGTACAGGCCATACAAGCTGGACTATTAGCAACGAAACGTTGAAAAATGGCCCTTATATGGACAAAAACACGTCTAGCAGAACGCTTGCCATAAACAATCAGGCTGTTGGCACTAACCGTACATTAACGGCAAATGGTGCTATCGCTGACGCAAATGGTAAGTCAGGTTTTTCTGCACAGGATGTAGGAAGGCTAGGCAGGCTGCGTAACGGTCATTTTAAGATTACAGCATTTACAAACTCTAATTCAGTCAAAGTGCAGGTGTTAAAAGCAATAGGAAGCACAGCAGCATCTACAGATTGGGCACTAGGTGCATATTCAGAACACACAGGCTATGCACGTACAGTTACGTTTTTTGAGCAACGACTTGTATTAGCTGGCAGTAGATCGTTTCCACAAACAGTGTGGGCAAGCCAAACAGGATTATACACAGATTTTGATACAGGTGATGCTAATGCAGCAGATGCCTTTATCTATACGATTGCTGCTAACCAAGTAAACGTTATTAGATGGCTGTCACCAGCACGTGATTTGATCGTTGGTACGGTAGGCGGTGAATTTAAGGTAGGTAGACCCACAGGTGAGCCACTAAAGCCTGACAACGTGTCTATCACCCAGCAAACCACATATGGTGGATATTACACAGAACCAATACAGATTGGTAACGTGGTCTTGTTTGTACAAAAACAAAGACAAAAGATTAGAGAATTTGCATACCAGTTTGAAAGTGATGCATACGCTGCACCTGATATGTGTTTGTTAGCAGATCATATAACAGGCACAGGCGTTGTAGACGTGGCGTATTCACAAGAACCTGACAGTATATATTGGGCAGTACGTGACGATGGAACGTTGCTAGGCATGACGTACAAACGTGAAGAAGATGTTGTAGCTTGGCACAGGCACGTCTTAGGCGGTGCTAACAGGTACACATTTAATGCAGCTTCAGCAGTTACCGTTAGTGGGTCAGACCCAAGACAGAATGGATTTATAACAATAACTAACCACGGCTATGAAACTGGCGACCCTGTTGTATATAGCGTAGGTGCAAACAACACAGCTATAGGTGGCCTAGAAGATGGCAAAGAATATTTTGTTATTGCCAAAAACGCTAACGAAATAGAACTAGCAGCTACATTAGAGCAAGCTAGGGATACTACTGTAGTACAGCTAACATCAGGTGGTACAGGTACACAGACAATAGAAGGCATAAGCAAAGTAAGAAGCGTTGCGACAATTTCAGAGAACGAAGAAAACCAAACATGGGTTATTGTAGAACGAACTATAGGTAACGCCAAATATAAATATGTCGAATACCTTAATGACAAAGTAAGTATGGATAGCAGTCTAATAGGTCTTGTAAATGGTACATCTTCACAAATAACAGGCTTAGACCACCTTGAAGGGGAAAGCGTACAAATATTAATAGGGGATGCAGTATACCCTAATCAGATTGTTACAGACGGTGCTATAACAGTAAATCTGCCATCAACCACGGCATTTAAGGCGATTGATATTGGCCTTGGATTTACAAGCAAAATTAAAACAATGAGAATAGAAGCAGGGGCAAATGCAGGCACAGCACAAGCTAGACCAAAGCGATATAATGAAGTAGTAGTTAGACTATTTGAAAGTATAGGGGTTGTTATAAATGGCGATCAAATACCATTCAGGTCATCTACTACACCATTAGGTCAAAACATTGAGCCTTTTACTGGTGATAAAAGAGTTACAAACCTTGGATGGGATAAGGACGGTCAAATTGTCATTGAACAAAAACAACCATTACCACTTACGGTGTTGGGTATAACAGGAACGTTGGTGGTAAGTGATTAGAAAGGACGGAATATAAAATGGCATGGTGGGTAATTCCAGCAATGGTTGGCAGTGCAGCGGTCACTGTCATGGGTCTACAGCAGCAAAAGAAAGCTGCAAAGGCTGATGCTGCTTGGAAAAAATATGGTGATGAATTGAATTACCATTATAACTACCAAAAAGAATTAACCAAAGAAACTAAAAGACTTAGTGAAATGCGTGCACGTGGTGGTGCAAGTGGTGCTGTATTGGGTGCAGGTTCGTCACTTATTGCTATGGAAGCAGATTTAGAAGAATTTGAAAACGATATGTTCTTTTTGGAAAAGGGTTTAGCAACAAGCAACGCCATAACCGATAATAAACTAGCAGGTGCAATAACGTCAGCAAACCTACAAATGGCAGGTACAGTCCTCAATACAGCAGCAGGTGCAGGTCAGTATAAATCTGACATGGATTTTGCTAAAAAATATGGAAGCGGTCAGGACTGATGAAATTACCTAGATACAATAGTGGAAGTGGCGGTGCACCAATAAAGGTTGGGAACAATCCTAGCGGTGGGTCAGGTCAAGCATTAGCACAACTTGGCAACGATATGTTTTCTGCACTTAGTCAATATGGTCAGCAGAAAGTAAGGCAAACAGCCAAGCTGCGTGATTTAGATATATATAACAAACGATCTGCTGCATCTACAGAAATAGAAATGGACATGATTAAGTTTATGTCAACTTTGCAAACAGACAATGATTACGGAAGTTTTGAAACTAAATTTGATACCGCCTTCAAAAATGCTGTAAACAATGCAACCAAAGACCGTTTTAAGGGTGATGAATATGCATTAAGCAAAGCTGAAACAGACTTTAATCTGTTAAAAGTAGAATATTTTAAAAACACCATGCAAAAGAAAAACGAAAAAACTATTAGCATGGCACAGATGAATTATGACAATAACAAATCAAACCTTAAAAAAAATGTAGATGCTGCAACGTCACCAAATCAAGTTATAAGCCTTTTTACAACTTGGGCAACAGACAAGCACAAAACTTATGCAGACACTATGTACGGCACAGGGTCAGGTGAAGCAGCCCAAACACAATATGATGATGCACTAGCTTATGCAAATACAGCATATATGACACAAGTAGGAAAAGTAGGTGCACCAAGTGTTATGTCACCTGATGGCAAATCAGCAATGAATTGGGCACATATTGCTTCCCAAGCAGCAAACCCTGATTTTGAAATGAAAGATGTAAATGGTAATGTTCTTACTGTTGACGATCCTTTGCGTAAAGGTTTTATCAAACTTGCACGTGGCAAAGCAGACGAACAAAAGTCATTCTTTGACAACAGACGTACAGAACTAGAGCGTAAAGATGAAGAAACGTTTACTAATCGTCTTGTAAATATTTATGCAGGCAAGCCTGACCCTGATTATCTTACAGATTTAGAAGGAAACAAAAACCTACAACCATCTACTAAGAAAGCATTAGCTTCATCATTTAACAGTGCAACAGGTGCAGGTGGTTCTGCAACAAAACCTTGGGATACCCAAGAAGGTCTTAATGCACAAATTGCTTTGCGTACATTGGTAAGCATGGGCGTGCTAGATACAAACAAAGAAAAAATGATACTTAACAGTTTTGCTGCAAGGGGTCTTATCAAGCCTGAATTGATTACAAGCCTAGGCAAAGAAATCAATGACCACATTAAGAACAGAAACACTGAAAAGAAAAGAATGTTTAAGACTGTGGTGCAAACCATTGTTAAAGAAGTGGGCAGCAAGGATTTAGCTGAAGCTATTGCAAAACGTAATCTAAATGATATGCCAAACGATGAACTAATGGCATTGATTACATCAAGCAAAGATAGTGATTTAGTGCTACAGGCTATCGAAAACGCTAGAAACTTGATAGAAGAAGGCGAGAAAAAAGGCATAAGTCTTGTAAATATGATGGGCAATAGAAACAGCAAAAACTATGTTGTTACGCCTATTATAGAAACATACAAGGCTACAAAGATTGCAGATATAGACGCAGATTTACGTAAAGTTATGGGTGGCAGTGAATTTTTTGGAAGCCTTGACGGTGGAACATTTGTTGATGAAACAACTAAATTTGCAAGTCCAAATGAAGCCTTTGGTACAGGCAACAATTACCGTATTGACGCTGGTGTGTATTTTAAAAATAGATCACCTGAAATTGGCAGGTTTAAGAATGTACCGCCAATGAAAGCAAATGAAAGTTTGTCTGATTATCTCAATCGTGTAGATACATTGATTGACGCTTCAGGTGGCAGTATGTTTAGCGGTTTGACCCTATCCAGCAATGATGTAATAGTGGATCAATAATGGCTAATCTTACTGCAACTGAACTTAGACAAGCTGGATTTACTGAACAAGACATTGAACTTCTTATTGAAGATCAGCGACCATTGTTAAATCAAGCAGGGTTTAGCAACAACCAAATCAATAAATTTTACGGCATACGTCCTAAGAAAAGCACTGTTTTTTCTGAAGAAGATATGACGATTACTACTGACACTATGACAGTATCGTCAGAAGGAACAGATCTTATTAATGGTGACAAAACAAATCAGGGCAACACACTGATTGAAGATGCTGTGCAAACAGATAGCAGTGTCAAAAAAGATGACAGTGCAAATCCAAATGCAACATCAACTGTAACTAATGCTAATGTTGACACTAGCGAAAACACAGAAAGTGAAAGCACTGTAGCTGCTTTAGCAGCAGGTAGCCCTGATGGGCTTACGCTAAGTGAAAATGAAGATGTAAACACTGTGTTGTTTGAAAACATTGCAGCAGAACAGAAAGCACTAGAAGGCAAGATTGATGATAGCACCCTTACTGCTGGCGAAAAAAAGAAACTAAGCAGAAGGGGAAGTTTTACACGTGATGGCATTAGATACACACGTGATGACCTTGTAAGCACAACCAAAAAAGAATTAGATGAAGAAAAGCTAGAGGTAATAAACACAAAACTTACCAGTGGGCCTGAAACACAAAACATCCTTGGAAGGTTGTATCTTGACTACAACTATAACAACTTTCAAATGATGACCCTAAATGACAATCTATCTACTATTGCAGCAATAGAAAGTGATGGCAGAAACATTGTCAATGAAGATGATACTAAGGGCGGTGTGTTTCAGATAAGCAATGCAGAACTTCCAACATTGCTAAAACTGTATGGTGACTATGCAAAAGAAGCTAATGCAAATTGGCAAGAACCTGATTGGTATACAGCAGCAAAAGTACATAATAGTCCTTCTAAATTAGACTTAGATCATCAACGTGCATTAGCACTAATCAAACTTACAAGCGACCCTGATAGTCAGCATTTGCTAGAAAAGGCAGTAAATGGTGATGTTGATGCATGGGTTGATTTGTACATGAACCATTACAACAAAGGTGAAGGTGACAGGGGTGAGTTAGAAGCACGTGCACGTACATACTTTGAAAAAATGAGCACAGGTAAATACAAATACGAATTGCCTGAACTAGCCACATGGAACAAAGAATGGTGGCTAACTGATACAATGATGGACAGTTATGCAGGCCGTAAGTTTG